ATCCGTAGCGACAACGACATTGTGTATGTCAGCAACGTCGGCGCTTTAAAGCAAGGATTGCTAGGTCGTCTGATGGAGGACAACGCCGATATTGAGCGCGCTGAATACCACTGGAACAAGTGTATGCAACTCATGGAAGAAGAAGCCGCCTCATCGAGGGGCGCTGCTCTTCCGAGACTAAACGTCGATCCATACGGTACCGGCAGTCTCAATCGTATCTACCAACTGTACTAATGATAGTCATTAAACCCTCCGGTGAAGACCGGAAACAGGCACGTGCTGAGGCGAAAGCAATGGGCGTGCTCAGAGGCTCTATTGCACGCGGTCGCGGCAATGAGATTGGAATGATGGGCGAGATCCTTGTCCATCGAGAGATCGGAGGCAGTCGTGTAGGCGACATTAACTTCGCCTACGACATTGCCCTAACCGGAGACCTCACTATTGATGTGAAGACCACAAAGGCCGCAAGCGTGCCCCACCCGCATTATGTGGCTCGTGTGTACGGTGCAGAGGGTAGTAAAGAAAAGCTAGGCGACAAATGTGATGTCTACTATTTCGTTAGGTGCAACCAACAGATGACGTTGGCTACGATTGTTGGCTGGTTACCGGCCAAAGAGTTTATGGAGCGTGCAACGTTTTTGCCTAAGGGCAATGTGGACCCGAACGACGGCAAGCTCTCGTTCTCCGACGAGTACGTTCTGCCCATTTCAGAATTAAACCCGCCCTCCGTGAAGGTCACGAAGAAGCGGGTTCGATAATTCCGTAGCTGTCTTAGAAGTCGCCACCTTGGTCGATGTCGTAAGCCTCGGAGAGATCAATCTCCCAGATCTTACCACCGCCTTGACCTTTGCTTCTTACTGGCCTGATGCTCTTGTTGTGCTGGCTGACTTCCTCAAGGACAGTCATGCCGCGACGTACGAACTCAAGGTTGCCGCTGTTGCCGACAGCCCTACCGCCGTTGCATTCCTGCAACACGACTGTGAACTCGGTAAGCGTGCCGCGCCATTTGGTAAGGGCCACAGTCTCACGGACTTTCTTGGCGAAGAACTCCACCATTTCCGCGATAGCCGAACGCGAGCTGTTGTCGTAGGCCGCCGCCTCGATGAACGAGTCGATATAAGTCTTAACACCAAAACGGCTGGCGTCTTTAATCTCAATCGGCGGTTGCCAGTCGTACAGCCACTTGAGGAAGTACGGCATCTCCGCGTTGATGGTGTTCTCGACGAACTCATTGGAACCGAACTTGACCTTATGGCCGCTGTTAATTCGCAACGCGATAATCTTGTCGCGGTTACTGCTGTCCAAAGACGGCAGAGCGGCGAGTGAGTTGGCATCTAGGTTGAGCGACATCATCACTCGACCAGACCACGGAAGCGGAATGGCATCGGCGTACTTGGCGTGATACTCAAGCCTCGGGTTAGCCACACAGCGTTTGGTAAGCTCGACGAACTTGCGCTGGTCGGCGTAGGTAGATGCCGCCGTTTGGTCATCCACAACCCAAGCAGCAGATCCGCAGAGATCGCGGTTGAAGCTGGTCTTGCCGGATAGATAATCCGAGGCGTCGCTGAAACCACCAACTGCTGCACCGACAATCTTGTTGGTGAGTAGGGTCTTTCCGTGTCCGGCTGGTCCCAACAGGATCATCAGTTGTCCTTGGTCCAAACGGTACTCTAGTACGGCTTTGTACAGGCGTTGGAACCAAGCAAGGAAATACGGAAGTGTCTCATTGCCGCTAGTATCCTTCGCAAAGAACGGCGTAATGAATGCGTTAATCCACGGCCAGTTAGCTACATCACCGTTATCGGCAAATGGGATAGCGGTAGTGCGGCAGTTGTTGAGTATCTTCCTGCCGTTGAAATTGACCACACGTTCTTTGGAGAACACGACAGGAGCAACTTCTTCGACACGGCAATCGTTAGAGATTGTGAGTACCGCTTGTTCGACTTCGGATACGGTCTGGTTCTTCTTGAGTTTCGGGCAGAAGCCAGCCTTGCGGAGTTCGAGTACGAGCTGTTCTTTGGGGATGATAACAGGTCCGCCGTTAAGAAGTTTGTAGTATCCCTTGCCGTTGAACCAATACTGATCTAGTAGGCTAGACAGTTTCCGCTCTTCGTACTTCGTGACGAACTGCTTGCCCAAGATCGAAGCCCACGACTTAAACCCTGTACCGGCACGATCAGAGTAGCAGATCATTCCGTCTTCACGAACCTGACAGCCGTCGCGGTCGATTCCGTCGTCAATCCAGAATAACGGTCCGCGAGCACCTACGACAAACTCACCTTTCCAGCGGTTAGGGAATCGGCGAGCGACCTCAGCGGCGACATCGTCGAGTGGGATGTTGGTATCCTCAGTCCTGATCGGTGTATCGTTCGCCGCTTTAAGAAGCACGGTTCGGGCAAAGGATACAGGAATCGGGTCGCCGATACGTGTCCAGTCTTCACCGATCTCAAAGTACTGCGATGGCTTGAGACTGGTTTTGTCGAAGCCAGCCAGCAGCATCGAAGCCTTGAGTGCATCCGACAGCCGTTTCATAAACGATTCGGCTAGAGCTGGAGCGAGTGGCATTGGTTTATCGAACTCCCAGACGAGACGGATATAGCCGGACTGTGTTCTGGTACGCCATGTTGGCATATGTCCGCCGTCACATCTGATCTTGAGCACGCTGTCAATATTCGGCCAATCGACCGGAGCATCGAAGTCAGCCACAAAGCCGTGCAGTTTGTTGATCGGATTGTCTTCGCTGATTCGTCCGTTCGGACTATCGCCTTCTGCCATTGAGTAAAAGCAATGGTCGGTGTTGGCGTCGGCGCACCATGCTCGGTACTCCGCTTTCGTCGAGAACGACGGTTTTGTAAATGTGAATGTTGAGAGGTCAGCTACAGCAGTTACAGTTGCAGCACGATGATTTTTTAGGTATCTATATTTCATATGTAGGTGCCAATTGATGACGTGTTGGCCACACGGTTTTTGTTTGGGGTTATTCTAAATAAACTATTACTTAGAATAAAGGTCGCAGATATGTCCTTCAGCGGCGACCGGAATATCCGGTATCCACAGCGGGGGGATGGACATAATCTCCATAATCTTTGCGAGCGCGCTTTCAGCTTGTGCTTCCGGTACTTCGCAAACCATTTCGTCATGCACGTGTAGGATGACTGGAAAACCAGCGGCGTCAACACGAAGCATCATGTCTGAGAAAATATCACGAGCCAGACCTTGAGACAGGTTCTCCGTAAGGATACCACCCCACAAGGGGAAGTCCCGCATCTGTCCGTTACGTACGATCTTGCCGATGTAACGGAACCGATTGACTGAGCCGATCTCTTTCATCCGCTTAATCTTCCCGTAGCGCAAAGCGCGACCAGACGGAAGCTCAAGCTGAAACGGCTCGCTCACAGCACAAGCGGTTGCCATGTCTTGGTCGAGTGAACGCCAGAACTTTGGCACCATAGGCATACGATCACGGTAGAGTTTGACCGCCTTCTCCGCCTCTTCGAGCGACATGCCGCTGAACGTGGAGAACTTTGCGGCACCCATGCCATAACCACAGCCCAACGCAATGGCTTTTACTTTGTGCCTCAACTGCTTGTCGTAGTCTTTCAGTGGTCCGTTGTTAGGATCATGCAGACCCAACAGTACTCCGAACGCGTGATAAATATCGTCAGACTCACGGATAAGGTCGAGAGCTTTATGGTCCTTAGCGAGCCAGCACAGGGTACGTACTTCGATCTGCGACAAGTCGGCGACAATCAGTTTGTATCCGTCCTTTGGCTTAATCATATGGCGGAAGTTAACGCCGAACATCTCGTCCCTCGGAAGGTTTTGTAGGTTGAGGTTTCCGCCGCTACCGCTGAAGCGAGCAGTGGGGTTCGCGCCACAGTACATCAGTCCGCCGTAGTATCTTCCGTCGGCCATTGTGCCGTTGTCGAATGCTTCCAGCTTACGGAGGAAGGCGTTGATGCGTCGGTAGTTCTGTACAGCACGTGCCCAAGGACATGCGTCTTGGAATGCGGCAAACCATTTGTCAGCTTCTTCATTACCGGCAGCGAGTGATGCTGTTACGAGAGAGCGGTGTGTGGTCGCCGATCCACGGGATAGACTGCTCTGCATTAAATAATTCAGTACGTATCTGCTCAAGGTTTGTCTTGAGTAGCGTCGTGTCAATAGGCAAACCGCGTTGTCCTACTTTACGATTGAGTGTACTGATGTTGCGCTCTGTCTGGGGCCATCTGTCAGATAGTTCCTTCCACAAACGTAAGCAAAGTTCGGAGTCAACGATTGCATATTCGGTGACTTCCTTCTTGAAGTCGTCAGTCATTGAACCCCACTGCTTGCCCTTCATGTTGTCACGTGTGGTCTTGTTGACCTCCATGCCGAACACTGCGGCGGACGCATTTTTAAGAGATCTCGGAAGACCCAAGAACGCTGTCATATCTGCGGTACAGTGCCACTCTGCTGGTGAGCATGGGTTGAACCAGCCAGCCTCAACGCCGTAGAGATACAGGCTTTCGTCGAAAGAGGCGTTGTGGCTCAATACCACATTACCGTCTAGCATCGCCCAATCTAATTCTCTCGGACATCCGGCGTAAACAAAACCGTCATCGCCTACTATGGTAACCATGTAAGCGTCGAATTGAGGGTGTGAAAAGTAACCCCTCGGCCCCAATGTAGTGATGGAGCATTCACCGTCGTAATACGACTCAAAGTCAACTGCGTAAGTAATCATATGTCGTGTGCGTAAAAAGCCGCACCCCACACCATTAGGTGCGAGGTGCGGTATGGGGGTTATTACTCTACCTCCAGATCCAGCTCAAGCTGTTGTGGAGACAGGCGGATGCGATCCATCTCATTGTCGAGGGCGGTAGCCACAAGATTGAGAGATGCCTTCTGGACCATCAACTCAGTGATCTGATCATTGAGTGTGGTGATATCGCCGTCGATCTTAGTGATCACACTGCGGATGGAATCAGCCTCACGCTTCAAAAGCGCAAGGGGGTTGTCGATTACAATGTTGCTCATTGGTCGTTCCCTCCCTTGGTAAGGCGTGCAGCCGAGGGTCGGCACGTACCAGCTGTATTTTCCTTTGGACATCAGCTCAGTACCGAAGTTCCAAAAACGCGAGGAGATCGGAACGTTGGGGTTGAATGTCGAGAAGGTGAACAAACGCTTGTAGGTCAAGCGATAGGCGTCCTTCTGAACGGTGATGCGGCCAATTTGGTAATTAACGTCGCCGATTGGGTAGGGGAACAATGCGTCATCATCACCGATTTGGGGGATAAGCAGGATGATTTCAGCAAACTCCGTGACGTCGTAGCTGCTTTCCGAAGCAAGGGCTTTGGCGTCCGATTCGTTGGAGACGATCTTTGGGATATAGTCTTCACCGAATGGGACATCTTCTTTCCACCGCTTGATGGCTCCGATCACGACTACCGGAGTTTTCTGTTCGGCTTCAAGGAGAACTGAGTCCTTGTCGATAACGACCGATCCGATAGGCCCTTCGATTTCCGACATCTTTTGGATGACGTTAAGGCGAGGGATGTCGATGTCTTGCGCTGCGAACGCGAGTCCGGTCGATGTGCTTGTGCTTAGTGCTTCTGTACTCATGTGTCTGTTTTCTAGTTTCTGATCGGTTGTTGCTTGCGCTTACTAAAGGGGACAGCCGTAACTCCCTTTCTCCTCATCGTGAGGAAAGTGTGTATCGTGTCGGTCCAACCTCAACGATATTGAGATCAATAGCTTCTTTCTCGAAGCTGTCAACAACAAAAGATTTTTTTCCTTTCGGGGATTTTTCGTGCAGGGCTTTTGAGAGTTGGCCCATCGTCAAGTCGGCGGCTTCGATAACTTCATCGAGACCTAATCCGTGCTTGATAGCGAGTTGCGCGAGATAGTTCTTTTCAAGTGTTTTCTTTAGGGAACCCATTGAACGCAGCTTAAGGGAGTCAAACTCAACTCCGTCATGAGCCATACCGGTAGCCTTGTGCTTGATGCCGCTTGCCCAGTTCTCCACAATCTTAGCGACAACGTAGAGTTTCTCGATAGCTGCTGGATCGTCGACTTCGCCGGAAGCGATTGGTCCGTCTGGAAGCAAGTCTGGTCGATAACGTTTGGCTACCTCGATAGCCACAGCGCCCAATGCCGGACAGTGTTCTTCGTGGCGGCAGAAGCGGCAGTTGACTGTGGGGTTGAGATCGTCGATGTCGATGCTCTTGTTCTCCCATTTAGGTCTTGTCGTCTCGGCTTTTCTAATTACGTCTGAGATCTCTTTGCGAAGCTGGCCCATCTCCGAACGCTCAAACGTGCCTGTCAAAATCTCATCTCGCTTCGGTACTAGGAAAGCAAAGTGGATAGTTTCAAGTTCGGTGGACTGGAACATCGCCAGTACGTACGCCTTTGCTTGCCAGTTTTTACGGGGCTCGTCGATTTTGCTGATGCCCGTTTTGTAGTCAATCTGAAGGCCGACATTACCTTTAAACGCAACAATATCAGAAGTACCGAACGTTGGTGTCTGGCAGTCGAGGTCGAGTACAAGGCGGTTCTCGCGCTGGATGGTTACGCCATCAGTGCCGCCGAAGATGTTTGTGAATACCTCATCTTCCTCCTCGATCATGCGGCTGTAGATCTGAACCTCTTCGTCGCTCTCAAGAGCGGAAGGGTCACGTACTTCAAGAGCTTCGTGGATGCGTGTCCCGATTATAGACGCGGCGTTGTTTCCGTCCTTGCCGTGATAACCAGCACAGAGGGATACGTACTTGAGTGATGAAGGTCCGAACTCTGCGTGAGCGCGGTCTGAGTGGTCAACAGAGTTCATATTAGATATTCTTTTTGGCTTCACACATTGCTTTAGCCCACTCGTAGCTTTCGCGGCTTGCTTCTTCGCCTAATGTGCCCCCTTCGGGAATAACGATATTCTCAAATTTATTGACAGCATAACCTAAAAAGGCAATGCCAGCCATAAAGTCGATTAGAGTAACTGAAGCGTCGTAATTATTTTCTGGTTTATCGGATCTTTTGTCTGTGCTCATATGTTTAGTATTTACTGTTGCGCGTGAAGCGTGTCCAGAGACAAACGCTTTTGTTCCAACTTGTCAACAATTTTTTCTTCGATTGTTTTCGACGCCACCAAAACCCTTTGAATTGCAGGACTTTTTGCGTTGGCGCGGTGGATTCGACCTAACGTCTGAATATAATCTTTGACGTTAAAGGTGGGGGAGATGAGGCTCATCCTCGGATGTCCGCCTTCTGTGTCGTGTAGTGAAACGCCTACGCCTCCGGCTGCGATGTTGCAGATGATGACTCGTGACTCATTGGTCTGGAACCGCTGTACATTGGCTTCCCGTTCCACCGCAGATTGTCCACCGACAATGGTACAGGATTCAGGGATCAGGGACTGGATAGCTTTGACGGTATCCACAAAGTTTACAAAGATCGCTACGCTGTATCCTTCGGCACAGGCATCGGCTACCATCTCTACGATGTCCGGTACTTTGGCCGCTTCGGCAAGCTGGCGGGCGCGTAAGATCTCCACAAGAATGTGTGGGCTGGCTCCGCCGTCTTCCATGAATTGGTCTACAATCTCCGGTGTGACGCCGTGGTCTTTGTAGAACTTGGCGATGTTACCTAACGAGGAGAAGGCTAGTGGCTCGGTGATAACGTGGTTGCTAGTAAACGCAGACGGCAAATCGGATGGCGTGAGTTTAACGCAGTTAGTCGAGTAGAGTTCTTTATTGAGCGGCACCAGCTTTGCGACTGGTCCGGCTACCCAATTGTTCCAAGGGTCTTTTCTACAGCCGTATTGCATCATCCATGAGAACCAGCTTTTAAGTTTGCCGTCCGGCTTATTGAGAGAGTGCAGACCTAAAGCAAAACCCAACGAACGCATTTCTGTGGGGTCTTGGCACGCTGTCGCTGACAGTAAGAGATTGTACAAACCAGCTTGTTTGGCAGCCACTAGCATCTGGGCGTTCTGACTAAACGGAGATTTGCATTTGTGACACTCGTCCCATATCAGCAAGGTCTCTTGCGGGAGCTGCCAGCGGAATAGCTTCTTACCGATCTTAGCTAAAAAACTGTTGCCCCTCTTTAGTTTCTCGTAGTTTGTAATGAAGAGTGGCGTAACGCCGACCTCTGCAAGTTCGCGCTCCCAATGGGGTATGACGATCTTAGGGCAGATGACGGCTACTGGTAGTTGGGATTCTTTAGCTACATGACAGGCAATAACTGTCTTACCAACACCAGTATGGCTAGAGTCTAGGGCACAACGACAATGCACCAATGAGCGCAGAATAAAATCAACAGAGCTTCGTTGTTTCGGGAATAGTGTTTTCATGGTTTCCTGTTTGTTTTTCCTGTATCATTTTTAAGACTTCGAGATGCTCCTCCTCTGTTGCCAGTAGGACGTCCACATCGGTAGTCATTGGGGAGCCCATCTTGTTCAGCGGCATTCGTTTGTCAACGAGTTTCCGCAAAGAATTTACCCAACGAACACGGAGGGCGTGGTTGTTGCGGTCCGTCAGGCCCAACTCTTCCTGCCGCTGCCGAATGCTGCGGAGCATCAGTGCCTCCGTTTTCCAGTGGGCTGCTTCCAGTTGGGCTTCCCGTTTGTCGGCAAGGATCTTTTCAATGGCGTCATCAACAATGCTCATATGGTTAGTGTCTAGTGGGCTAATCCAAGGGCTTTCATGTAGGGGCTAATTTCTGCAAAAGGGGTTCCCTCGACGAGAAGCTCTCCAGCCATTGCTTCGTAATCCAACGAGCCATCCTCATTGGTTATGGGAGGCATCTCGGCAAAATATCTCAACGCCTCCTCCTTCGTTTTGGTGTTTGGTTCAGTTATCATGCATGTCATTAGTTGTAGTTTTCTTCTCTGAAAAGTTCTTTGAACTCGCGTACTGCTTCGCCTTTGTGGTGCACGAACAGGTCGTTGTACAGGCGGATGAGTAGACCTTTGTACTGGTCACGCTCGCGCTCTGCGTCGATAGCCCGCTCCTGAGCTTTTGACCACTTATCTAAAAATGCGTCCGCGTCTTCATGGTGCTTATCCCGCTCGGCTCTCACTTCATTGAGTTGCTGCTCCTGAAGTTGAAAAAGCCCACGCCGAAATTCCAAATCGGATTTCAACTCATCCCGCTCGTTCTCAAGCGACTCAATGTCTGGAAGTGCAGCTATAATGTTTCCCATTCCATCTCCAGTAAGCTCATCCTCTTTGTATTGGGCGAAGACCACTTCTCGAAACGCATCTGTCTCTGGTGTTGGTCGCCTATTCATTTCGTGCCTCCTTCCATGCGGCGAGGGCACTCCAAGCGGCGCGAGCATACGCCCGATTGCTGGCGATATGGTGTCTGGAATCTTCGGAATAGTAGTAGTCCAACGCCTCCGCCAACCGATCCGCGAGGGCGCGTTCGGCTTGTAGCTCACGCTCAAGTGCGTCCAGATCAAAGCCGCTAATTGTTACATCGTGTGTTCTGCCCATATTATTCTTCGTTAAATTCTTCTTTCATCCTGTTGGCTGCAATCTTGTAGACCTCAAAGAAATCTTTGCGGTCGTCTCCTGACAAGTTCAAGATACGCTCGCCCACACTTTTTAGATCGGTGCAAACCTCATCGGGATCGTATGTGATGTAAGCAATGACCATACACGACTCTTCACTATTAAAAGCAGACACGCTTATGGTGCAGTTGAGCTTGCTGATGCGAGTGTTGTCATCAACATACTCCCACCCATTAGCAAGATATTCGTTCAATCTGCCGTGATAACGGTTTGTGTAGTACTGTACAATGCTGAGGGTGTGTTGCGCGTTTTCTGGCTGCTTACCAATATATGCTGGTGGCCGAACGCCGATGTTGTTTATTCTGATTTTCATGTTTCTGGTTTCTGGTTTGGGTCAACAGGAACAGCGTTACTTGATGCCGCCGTCTGTGTCAAAATTATTTTCAAGAAATTTTAATGGCAGCCTTTTTGCTCAGAGTGCGCGGCTAGTCCCCTTTACCGCTACTGCCAAAACTGTTGGGTCTCTTGCCGGAACTTTCCAGCGGTGGAGATTGGTTACTCTAGTAAGCTGACTAAGACCAATAGTACGGCGACCAAAATAAGCATTGGTGTCGGGTCCATATCGTCTTTAGTGTCGGTTTAGGGTTTGGTTTCCAGCGTAATGCGTCATATATGGCTAGTTAAGCGGTGTAATGCGTCATGTATGATGCGTTAAAAGCCCCATGAAAGAATCGAACTTTCGTCAGATGATTACAAATCAACCGTTTTACCATTAAACTAATGGGGCAATATTTGACGCATTACTCGACGCCGTGATCTTCTAAAAACTCCCGTTTGAACATGGATTCAGTGATATCTGGATGCCATGACAGGTACGTCATTATGGTGCGAAACACGGTGACTAAGTCTTCAAGCGGTTGGTCTCGCGGCAGCGAGAACTCCAGCTTGCTTCCTTCGTGTGGGATCTCCACAGTGATCTTCATTTGTCGGTCGCGGTTCATGAGTTGTACGGGTCTTGATGTTTGAGGTCACAGTCTTCGCAGATCCAGCCGTACAGCCTTCTTGTTTGATCCAATGCGGAATGTAAAGTGTCATCCAGTCTCCGAAGCCGACATAGACTTCGTCGCCGTCTTTCAGAAGCTCGCCGCTGTTCAGTAGGCGGTATCCCGCTTCGGCCCAATCTTCTTTGATGCTTTCGTCAAGTTCGGTCCACAGTCCGTCGTCTTCCTCTTCGTCAAAAAGCCAATCCCAATCGCCGTCTGACTCTTCGACTTCGTTGCACTGACGTGTCGTGTTCCTGTCATCCTGTAACTTGTTACAGTACTCCGCGTCCATGAGGATGTTCGCGCTACAGGCAATGTGTGCCAGATGCGAGATACCGGATTCAGGGTCCAAGTCTTCGCCGTCGCGCCACGCGTTCAAGTGTCGGAGGATTGCGTTGACGTACGTACTAGCGCACACGCCAGTCTCGCGCCAGTTCCATGCTCCGTACTTGTCTGCGCCCAACTTGTGGACCCATGCGGTCTGCTCCATTGCATGTGGCGGTATCAAGCCCAATGGGGTTTTGGTAGCGCCGATAGCGCCTTTAGGGTCATTAAATTTCTTTGACATAAAGATTAGTATTTACAAAATAAGGTATTTTTTGGTCTGTGTTTGCCGATGCAATCCCTTCAATAACTGACAAAGGGTCTACTCGAAATTCTCTTGCGATCTCATCAAATGCTAATGCTATTGTAAAAGCATCGTTGACGATTTCTTCGGCGTACCCATATAGACTCTCGTCAGTATTTTTGTATCTCGATACAAGAGCTGGTAAAAGGCTCTGCGCTATGTGTGTTGTATTTCTTACTGTTTCGCATCGTGTGGTTGTTTTCATAATCTAATTGTTGTTTAGTTGTTCTATTTTTTGTTTGTATTCTGCTGCCTTATCAAATTGTCCATCTTCGATTGCTTTGTCGTGTATCTTCAGCAATTCAGCATAAGTAAATTCTTTTTGCTTGCGGAAGATATCATCGTGGTTATTACGAAATGCTTCGCCGTTTACGGCTCGCGGCAGATCGCCCTTTCCTGCTCCAGTTCCAAATGACATTGTGTTTTGTGGTTAGTATTGGTGGTCAAAATAATCCAAGTTCAGATCGAGTAAAGAAAAAATTTCAGAAATTTTACTCGCCGTGAATTGCCTGTAGGTTTTCCGTCTTTATTCGGATTGCTTTCATTACGGTTTCTTCGATCGTGCCAGCCGCGACAAGCACTTTTTGGAGTGCGTCCGACTTGGCTCCGTTGCGGTGTATCCGGCCCAACACTTGCAAGTAATCCTTGGCGTTAAAGGTTGGGCAAATAAGTGAGATACGCGGCCTCTCCCCACGTGTGTCGTGCAGAGACAGGCCAGTCCCGCCAGCCGCGATATTGACGACGATGCAGTTGACGACGTCGTTCTGGAAGTCGTCGATCGCTTGCTGTCTTTGAACGGCGTTCTGGTTGCCGTCGATCTTTGGGCAATTCAATAGGCCGCAGAGAGCGTTTACCGTATCTGTGAAGTTCACGAAGATGACGACGCTGTTGCCGCCGCTGATGAAGTCCTCAGCCATCTCGACGATGTCCGGCACTTTGAACGACTCTGCCAGCTGGCGGGCTTTGAGTATGTTTACCAGAATGTGCTCGCTGTTTGAAACGGTTCCGTTGAGAATATACTCGTCGATGATGGCTGGCGTGATGCCCAACTGCTCGTAGGCTTTGTCGATCTTCTTGATGTCTTTGAACTCCGTCGGCTCGACGAAAACACGGTTGTCTCGGAAGCTGTCCGGAAAGTCTGCTACTGTAAGTTTGTTGCAATTGACTCCGTACATCATGTTGCGGAGCAAAGCCAGCTTTGTCTTAGTCGCCAGCTTCCATCCGCCCCAATCGTCCTGATAGCATCCGTACTGCATCATCCATCCGTACCAGCTACGTAGTTTGTTGTCCGGCTTGTTAAGAGAGTGAAGCCCCAATAGGTATCCCAACGCCCGCATCTCCGTAGGGTCTTCGGCAGCGGTGGCGGACATGCCGTGTACGGAGTAGCTCTGCTGTACCAACGAAACCACAAGTTGGGCGTTCAAAGTATACGGCCCTTTGCATTTGTGGATCTCGTCTACGAGCACCAATGTGTCGGCTGGCAGGGACCAGCGCATGATCTTCTTGCCGACTTTGGAAAGCCATTTGGTTTTGCCGCCACGGATCTTCTCGAAGTTCGTAACGAACAGCGGAGTTATTCCGTGTTCCGTCAGCTCTCGTTCCCATGACGGGACAACCGCTTTCGGGCAAAGTACAGCGACAGGCTTTCCGAAATCTCTGGCCAGATGGACCGCCACAACTGTTTTGCCAGTGCCGACGCTTGAGCTGTCAAGCGTGTTGACTTTATTTTTGTGACAGCAGAGAAAAAATTCTTTGGCGTCATCTTGCTTCGGGAATAGTGTTTTCATTCGAGAAGGCTCTTACTCGAAGGTTCGAGCGAAGTCGAGAAAAAAAAATTTAATCCTCAAAAATTTCATCTTCAGGGTCGGCCCACGACATGAAGGCCGGAGTGTTTTCGCCTACCCACGCGCCTTCCACGTTGTAGTAGAAGTATTCGAGAGCGTCCTCTTCCGTCATCTCTCTGGCGAGGATCTCGATACACTTCTCAAAACTGTATACGGCAAAGGGCTTACCGAACTGGCGGGCGATGCCCATGAACGCTTCTTCAAAGCCATCTGCAAGGATGACTTCTTCTTCGTCGTCAAGGCACTGTTCAAGTGTTTTTGGGATATCCATAACGTTGTCTAGTATACTGTGCAATGAGGAAAGCGTCAACGACGCCGTCATGCGGCACGGTGCAGCGGTTGTTCTTGCGCCAGTCCTCATCCGGAGCAAGTTCGTTTGCTTTCTTCAAAGCAAAGACTTTTGTATGTGATTTAGGCACTTTGCCTAACAGAGACTTCTGCCAGTCCAGAACTTGAATCGGCTGGACTTTGAGCTTGTGGGACTCACACATGCCGAGGATCTTGCCGTACGAGATCCCCATCGACCGCATCGCTTGAGATGACTTTGCATGCTTCAGGGGTTCCTCAATCCCGATTAAGGATTCAGTGTTCAGGTCAGTGATCCAGTCGTAAATGATTTCGGTATCAACTTCCCGCTTGCCAGCCCGTTCAAACGTTGGCATCGCCCACTTGTCGATGATGGATCCGTTGTGCGCTGATATGGCACAAAGTCCGCCGTCGAGTCCGTTGTCGATGCCGATGATCATTTACGATTGTAGGACAAGCCGTCGATAATTTCAGTCCGGACAATGACTCCGTTGCCTTTTGCGGGAGCCCATTTATCGACGTACTTTTCCAACGATGCCAGAAAGAATACCTCTCTCGCATTGGTCGGGATAACACGGTAATACGTTCCGCGCAGTTCCATAGGATCGAACGCGTAGTCGTCCACAGTAACCATCTTTCGTTTTTTGATTACTTCTGGATTTTTGCTTTCGATCCGCATGTGGAATTTAATTGGGCTGTTGTGTAGTTCAATCATCGTTTTGTTCTTCGTTTGGGATGTCAATTACTGTTGTTGCTTTTTTCTTTATCCTGACAGCTCCGTCGCCGCGATCGGCTTCGGTGTTGTTGAGGATGGAAATATCGATGTGCATCTTGCTCTGGCTCCCGTTCTTGGAATTGAGTCCCAAGTTGCGGCGGATCAGCTGGTCGAGTTCTGATAGCTCTCTCACGGTCCTCGGCCCACGGAGATTCTTCATGCTGTCGCGCATCAGCTTCACGCCAGCGGCGGCGATGTAGTGCTGGTACTTATCGGCTGGAGACGACTGCGCCTCCGCGATTTCAAGGATATTCTTTTCTTCTTCCAGCACGGCGTCGTGCATTGCTAACCTGACGGCTTCGCCAGTCTTGTGCTTGAGGTCTTCCTCCAATGTGTCGGCCAACGGATCTACTGGCTCCGCGTCCGGATCGGCGATAGACGAAAAGCCGTCCGGCCTCTTCCGGATTCCTGCTTCCCGAATCCATTTATGGATAGTAGCTGTGCTGACCTTTAGATCTCTAGCGATCGAAGTGACCATGTAGTCCTGCTGGTACAGCTCCAGCCCACGCGCTTTGAGACGTGCGGACTTATCTGCGATCTCGGCTCTGGACTGCTTGGGCTTGCTTTTTATGCCCTTTTTCTTTAGTTGATTTTTTGTGTTGCTGCTCAAGATGAACACAGTTAAGATCAGCCAACCAAAAAATTCAAGAAATTTTTTCTGAAAAATGACAAATAAATCTAATCTGGCGCGAAACGTTTTGGAGCCGCGCATCGATCCTGTATCCAAAAAGATGGACGTCGGCGGCTTGTTCATCAAGCCAACGAACCTCATAACGGCCTTACTCTACGGATTCGCCCAACACGACAGGCCGATGGCAAAGGAGTATTATTTCTGGCGGATCTGCGACGAGCTATGGAACAACGACGACCTTCCGGAGAAGCTGATGGTCCGCCATCCGTGGGCAGATCGGATGATCAAGAACGCGATCCGCAATAAGTATCTCGCCGTCGGTGGTTCAGCGTCTTCCGGAAAGTCCCACACGATGGCGGCTTGGGGTCTTGTGAACTTCCTCTCACAGCCGCAGAATACTTTGATCCTTGTAACCAGTACCACGCTTCGGGAAGCACGGAAACGGATCTGGGGTTCCATCATCTCGCTCCTTACGGTGGTCGAGGATGCACCAATCAAGATTCGGGATTCAATCGGAAACATCGCCTACATCAACGAGAAGGGAGACCTTATCGAGAAAGCTGGCCTCTCGCTTATCGCGGCGGAGAAGAGCAAGACACGGGAAGCGGTCGGCAAGTTTATCGGTATCAAGCAAAAGCGGGTCATCGTCATCGCAGACGAGCTTTCGGAACTATCGGAGGCGATCCTCAACGCTGGTCTGACCAACTTGTCCAAGAACCCTGATTTCCAGATGATCGGGATGAGCAACCCCAACAGCCGATTCGATGCGTTCGGCGTCTGGTCTCAGCCGAAAAGCGGGTGGGACTCGATCGACGCACAGATCGACGACGAGTGGGAAACGAAGTGGGGCGGGAAGTACATCCGTCTGGACGGCGAACGCTCGCCTAATATTCTGGCTGGAGAGACCATCTATCCTTGGCTGCCAACTGAGGCTAAACTGGCAGAGGACAGGGCTTTGCTTGGACCGGAATCTCGCGGCTACATGCGGATGGTTCGCGCCGTGTTCTTCGACTCCGAAGAGACGGAAGGGATCTACTCCGAGGCGGAGCTGGCCAGAAGCGGTTCCCTTGGAAAGGTGCAGTGGGTCGGGAAGCCAATCGCGGTTGCGGGGCTCGATCCGGCCTTTACCAATGGCGGCGACAGAACGATTCTCTATACCGGAAAGGTTGGCTACGACACGAAGGGCCAATACGTCTGCGAATTGGGGGATGCGATCCACCTAAACGACGACGCCACAAACAAAGCCATTCCGCGTACATACCAGATTGTCAAACAGGTTAAGGACCACTGCGAGAAGCGTGGCATCTTGCCAGAGAATCTGGCGGTTGACTCGACTGGTGCTGGAGCGCCTTTCTGTGACGTGCTTGCCGGAGAGTGGTCTTCTGGATTCCTCCGTGTTGGATTCGGCGGGAAGGCTTCCGACAAACGGGTAAGCGCCAACAGCAGTCTGGTCGGGGAGGAACTCTACGTGAACCGTGTATCCGAACTCTGGTTCGTCGGGAAGGAACTAGTCCGTACCAAACAGCTGTTTGGGATCAGCGGAGATCTGGCCCAAGAGATCTGTGCCCGTAACTACGAGCTGGTCAAAGGCGGCACGCTCCGTGTGAAGATCGAATCGAAAGCAGATTTCAAGTCTCGCTTCGGTCGTTCGCCCGACTTAGCGGACGCGGCGTTCCTCTGTCTCGACATGGCCCGCCAGAGGCACGGAGTGGTGGCTGTAGAGCCGTTGCCGGAAAGCTCGGCTAACGGGTTCCAGAAAAGGGGTACGACGTTCCAGTCTTTGCGGAACGCCCTCTCGTCGGAGATGTCGATGGCTCTGGATTAAGGGTTCAGGGTTCCCGATCGGGATCTTATGTGCCGCTCATGTGCAGTTGTGGCGTAAATGTGCCAGATCGGTAATGTATTTACATTGTGGTTTGATTGCCTGTTTGGACCCCCTACTTGAAAACTTTCTATAGAATAGAATAAACCGTTTGCTCTATAGCTCAAACTGTTTAATAGAGTTTAGAAAAAGTTTTTATATAGGGTTCTTGTAAGGGCAATCAAACTACAATGTAAATACATCAATAAAAATATTGACATCCAGAGCCGAAGAATGTACATTGTAATCACATGGCTGCTCCACGATTTAAGAGACTATCTTCCGGTCAGATCCAATATATGGGAGAGAAGTACGCTGGCTTTAATAAGCCGAAGAAGGCACCAGCTGGCTCTCCAAAGAAGTTTGTAGTTTTGGGTAAGGAAGGTGACAAAGTCAAAAAGGTCTCTTTTGGCGCGAGAGGCTACGAGGATTATACCCAACACAAAGACCCCAAAAGGCGGGCCAACTTCCGGTCTAGGCACAGCTGCCAGACGGCAAACGACAAGACGACAGCCCGCCATTGGGCATGCAAACATTTGTGGTGATAATGTATTGACATTGGCTGACCGCTAAAATAAAATCAATTTTATGGCCGATTCCGATTTTATTGCTGCTTTTAATAAAAGATATTCAGATAGTGGGTTTGACCCCCAATATCGGCGAGACGTAGGGGAAAAAATAAGCAATCTCGTTGCGGCGGCAAAAAATGTTGCTGGAAAAAAACGTTCAAAATTTCGTCAAACTGGAGCGGGTCAATTTGATCCAAAAACTAATATCCGTGCTTCTAAAGAACAATTACGTACAGAAAAACAATTTCAGGATTATGACGCTATGCGGGAAGAACTCGCTGGTTTCATTTCTGGCAATGTGTACGATCGCGGGAAGAAGCCAAATATGCAGGAAGCTAGGGATATTGTTGACAGTTTTTCGAAAAGTCAACGCGAGCAGCATCTTACCGCTGCTGGAAAAACAATGCCCAGAATCGCTTTGCCACCCCAATCATCAAGTGCCCCATCGACAATAGAAAAGGGAACCTCTGATTTTTCTAGCTTAGAGGGAGTAGCGCCATCTTCTTTCTCACCGTCTCCAATCAACTACCGTTCAAGTGAACCCGATCCATTGGAGAAAAGAAAACTCCTCGCTGAAGAACTCCGCCAATTCGCTGCGGGCAAGTCAAAAGAAACAGCGCAATCCTTGAAAGAACAAGGCGGAGAGATTGGGGTAACTCCCACGCAGCTTTCTAATTTGTACAAACAGTACAAAGCAGAATCAGAAAAAGGTCCGACAAAGCTGGACGGAGGGTCCACGTTTGAACAGGAAGAGGAACAAGCACGTGCACGTTCTAAAGCCTCTGGAGCTTTCGGCGGAGATGATTGGCGTGGCCGTTCTTCAGCTAATTCTGTATCAACCCCCAACTTGGATCAGTATGCGAGTGACGCGTTCGGCGCTCGCCCGATGGGCAGTGAACGGAGAATGATTACTTCTCCGGAAGGACAGATGCGCCTGATGGCACGGAAAGCTGCAAGAGCTGGTATCGACGTTGGCCAGTTGATCTCTGCTACCAAAGGAGATGTTATGGCAGCTTTCGGCGAGCTTGAGGCTTCCGGCTTAGGAGCAAGAGGAATCCGGTCTCAGGAAGAGGTGAGAGCCCGTCCAGAGTTGGCGTCGCAGCTACGTGAATCAAGAGCAAACTTGCTGAAACAACAAGCAGAAGAGTTTCGCAAAGCGGAAGAAGAGCGTATTGCAAAAGAAGAAGCAGACCGCAAAGAAAAAGAGCGTCTCGCGAAAGAGGAAGAAGAGCGTAAAGAGAAAGAGCGTCTCGCGGCGGAAAAAGAGGGAGACATTACCGCGCAACGGGGGGTGGGAGAGTTAGCAAATACTAACTCAAGACCGTCGAGGGATTCCTCACCGCGATTAGCAAATCCCAATTCAAGACCTACAAACCCAAATAGGGCCTAAAGGTCAAAATAAAATATTATGGCCGACTTCGATTACTCCAATGATATCGCTCCCTTGAAGGGAAACTATTTCCGTGACAAGTATTCCGGAAGTACGATGTCTCAAGATGAGCGTCGCGGACTTGAGCTTATGGAACTCAAAGAGCTTGAGAGACAAAATGCAATTGCACTCGACACAGCTAAGATCTCCAACAGCTTGAGGACTTCCGAACTCGCCTTCCGCGAACAGTCGTTATCTCTGGAAAAACAAAAGAACGAGTTCAAGAACCAACGCGATGCGTTGCTCGCTCTTCCGGAAGTTACGAAACGACTTACTCAAATCAAAGAAGATCCCGAACTAGACGACACACAAAAACTTGTGCGCTCTGCCGAACTTCAATCCGAATTTGCTGGTCCGGCGACATATAGTCCTGAAACTAAAAATCTTTTTACTGCGTTTGATAACTCTATTAAAGTAAAAAGCGCCGAACGCGACCGCTCTGACAACTTGGCATTCACTCTGATTCAAAGGGGCGAGACCGACGCCGCCAAAAAACTCTTGGAAGGCCGCGCCGACCAATCAGCTGGCCAGCTTATTGCCGCCTCCGATGCTGTCGCCGCTTCAATGAAAAAAGAAGCGGAGCAGAAAGGGTCCATCAAACAGCAGGAGATCGAGCAAGAGCAGAACAAAGCGATGCTTACTGCGCGTGTCTCGATGCTGAATAACTACATGTCTGATATCAAAGACATAAAGCCGCCGAAGCCCACAGCAGACGAGCTTGAAATCGGAACCCTTGGCGGCGATGGCAAGACCTCAGCCCTCCCAAAAGTTGAGCCAATCAAATACTCCAAGGAACAAAAGATCCGACTCCAGACTATCGTCGGAAATATCTATGACAATGTAGATGAGAAAGTCCTTCTCGGACTGTCGGACGAAGATCTGTACAAAGCAGCCTACGACGGCACAACTGGAGAGCTAGAAGCACTAGCCGGATTCAAATCATCCTTCAAGACCAAATCACAAGACAATCTCAAAAACAAATTCCGGAGCAACAAAACGGAATAATACTAACAACCAATAACCAGTGTCTGCTATGTCAGAGCTTAATAAACTAATCAGAAAAGATCCCGAATTCCTGCCACTCGAAGACTGGAGGAAGGATAACGATTCCGGAGACGAGATCAAAAATCGTAAGGAATACTCCAACTATGTTCGCAGCCAATATGTGGATGCCGGAATGTGGGATAACGAGATCGCTAGCGAGATCAACCAGTTTACCTATGAAGGTGCTGTTGAAGATGGAGTTCTGAAAGAGGACGACGAAGAGAAAAAAGCCGCTCTACTAGCTCCAGAAGAAACAGATCTCGACACAAAACTTCAAATGGTCCAGTCCAATCTGGACTTCGACACTCCAGCTTGGCAAGCCGCGACTAAATATCTTACATTCAAGAAACAAAATCCTGAGGGCGTAGAGGTACCAGAAGAGATCCGTTTGCAGGGCGAGCAGTATCTCGCAGATGCACAGGCGGTAGCAGATACGGAATACAACACCGCATTGAGGAACGCTGTCCGTAGTGGCGAACTTCCGCTTGCTAAAGTCAAAAACGCGGACGGAGATTTTGACATTCTCGTTTCCCCGACCTTTGGTGATATGTCAGCCGGAGAGGCTATCCGCGCCAGCAAGAGGGGCGGCGTCTCTTTCGAGGATGCGACAGCGGTACAGTCCAAACTCTCTACTCCAGTTGGCTTTAATGAGCCGATGTATAAAGTTGAAAGGTATAGACAAGCGGGTTCCGCAATTGAAGAACTGGCAAAGAAAGATAACCACCTATCCAAGATTATCCAGCGATACACTGAACAACTTGTCGCCGCAGACGAAGAGGGTCGCGCTCCGGCAGAGCATGAGGAGTACGCATCGATGATCAGTTATCAGATCAATAAGAGTGGCGTGCTTCCGGATAAAGAAGCTGTTACGAACGAAGAAGTCTCAAAGGCGCTGACGCAAATTGTTTACAACAATGCGAATTCTGGCGGCATGTTCAAGCTCTACGATAAGCCAGAAGAGGCTTACAAGAATGTTCGTAACGTTGGGTATGAAGCCCCCTTTGTTCACTCTTCCGCGATATTGAACGACGATCTGTTTGAGAAGTCTGTCCTCAACAACCCCAATCTTTCCGACGATCAGAAAAAGATTATCGAAGCTCGCCGCGAGCCAATGATCCAACAGCAGTTTGTTCAGATTAACAATCTCCTTTCCAAGTCGTCGATGTCTGACGAATGGCTCAACACCCTTCAAGCTGGTCGGGTCAACGGAAAGAAAGACTCCGACATCGCAAGAGAGTTTGTTTCTAATCCAGATAACTTTAACGAGATCGGAGACCGCATATCCGGAGTCGTCGGTTCAATCGCCGATGGATTCGGTGAGATGGTCGCCGCTGTTCCAATGATGATGGGAGCTGATTGGGCTCGCGACTACATGATCGGCAACATCAAAGAGCGCAGTGACCGTAAGGAAGTTGCTAATCTTTTCGGTGTTGAGTACGGCATTTTCCAAGAAACCGCCGAAGCAATCGCTCCAATGTTGGTAGACATCGGAGCCACAACACTTCTAGCTGGCCTCACTGCTCCAGCAGCTGGAACTGGCGGAGCGTTGTATCTCTCATCAAAGCAAGGCGCTCGTCTCACAGCAAAGGGAATGCTCAAGTCGATGACTTCTAACGCTCTTAGGCAGTTGCCGACGGAGACCGCTGAAGAAGCAGCAGAAAGACTTGTTGCACAGAATCTTATCAAAGCATCTACAGCGGAAGCGGGCATCAGCGGAGCGCAAGCCGCGATCAAAGGATTTAACAGCCAGCTTGTGAAACAGGTTGGTCTTGCTCCGGCTATAGCCCTTCCGGCATTCAACCGTTCCGCTGGATCAACATACGCGTCGGTCTACTCGACCCTCGACGGCGACAAAGATCTTACAGCAGAGCAAAAACACGATAGGGCCCTTGGAGCAGCACTTACCAGCGGAACCATTACCGCCGCTATTACTACAGGATTCTCAGCGTTCGGTCGCGGCGGTATCGAGAACGCTCTCCTCGGCGGGGCTTCCCGCAAGCAAGTCAAAAACATCATGGCCCGCCTCGCCAACGTTGATGACATCCCCGATGACGTGTTCAATGGAGTTGTTGCAAAACAACTTTCTGATACGATGAAAAAATATGCGTTTAAGACCAGTAAAGAAATTGGCAGAAACGCTTTTGATGAAGGTGTTGAAGAAGGTCTCGACCAATTCATTAACTCATTCGTTTCAGACTCTGCCACAGATCAAGATACCCCGCTTCTCGAAAGGCTTGAACAAGCTGGTCGTGCGGCTCTGATCGGTGGCATGATCGGCGGCGCTGTCCCCGCTGTCAAAGCGGCGAAGAATGCAGTGATGCAAAGCAGCGACATTGGATCGCAGATAGCTGTAGAAACTAACTTCGCTAAAGGGGTTAGCCAAAAACTTACAGAAGCCGGAAGCCCTCTTACAGCACAGACCGTTTACAGTATCCTCACAGCTCCGAGGCGAACACGCGCCCCAATTGCTAAAACGATTCTCGACGCCTCTCGTCAGCAAGCTGCTGAAACTACAGTAGAAGCCACAACAGAAGCCACAGCAGAATTGCCAGAAGTTAAAGACGCCACAGAGCCAGACATCGCTCTGACTCCGGAACGCCTTACCGAAACCCTTAACAACATAGTATCTCCAGATACTGTCGCCAAAGCCATCGTCGATGAGCGTGGCCAATCTCAATTTAGTTTCGTTGAAGACATCCCGTTGACCGAAGTTGCGAAACGTGGCCGCACCGTTCGCAAGCCAACCGGATCCACCGATCCTGTATCCCAACAACTGGAATTTGATTTCACCGCAAAGCAGGAAAACAAAGTACAAGATCAGCTCGATCTCGGACTCGACGTCCCCGCTGCCGACGCACCGAAAGTAAAGGTCAAGCGTTCCGCCACTGTCAACAAGAGTATAAAGAAAGCCAAGCTGGCCGAACAACTCGGACTCGACTTCGATAAGGAAGCTACCGATGAGCAGAACAACCACATCGATGCGAACTATTCGGACGAAGATCTTACCGATCAAGAGCGTCAAGAGATCCAGAACGAGCTTGCGGAACAACAAGCCGCGACCCAACAGTTGGAAGTTCCTACGCCGAAAGGCAAAAAGGCTGTTAAAAATGTCTCTGCCCAAGCCACCGCAGCTCCGGCAAAGCCAGCCGCTAAAGCTCCGAAGGCACAGCCAATCGCCCAACTTCCTGTCGCCGACGAGCCAATGTTTGCTTCGGACGAATTCATCGACGACGAACTAATCGGCCAAGAGGTTAGCGCGATGACGAAGATTGCCACCTTCGGTTATCCTGTTCGCCTTGAGCGCAAAGCTCTACACGGAATGCCACAACGCGGCAAGTATCCTAAAGGATATCTCGCTGGTAAATCCGACATGGTCGCTCGCAAAGTTAACGAGCTTTATCCAGTCAGCATGCCGACGGATGTTATCGCCGCTGATGAGATTACTGGAAAAGATAAAGTTTCTTACTACGACCCACAAGCCAAGAAGGTCGTCCGCAAAGCGCCGAAGGCTTTCGTCGATGAGAACGGAGTCGGTATCTTTAACAACGATCCCGTTTCCATGAAGCTGTTGCTCGACCGCCGTATTCCGGTTGTCATTCCCGAATCCTTTACCGGAACCCTTAACCCGTCTTTCCGGACGCGAGCTTCCGGAGGAATGCAGTTCCTTAACGATATCGTTATGACGAATCCCGAATCCGGAACCGGATTCGTGTCTGTCCTTACCAAGCAAGACAAAGTCATTTCGGGAGAGCCCAACTACAAGTACTACGAAAACCTGTCCACGTTCACAGCTCTGTTCAACGAAGGCGTCGCAGAACGCACTGTTCCCGATCCGAAAGGCAAGGCAGCTGACGTTACTGTCGCCAGCATTATCCAAGACGCTGACCAGCTTTATATCACCGCATCTACAGATAGGCCAACCAGCGCGTACGGAGATCCCGATAAGGCGCGTGCCACCCTTCGGTCTATCCTGAAGCCGAGACAAGGAACCCTTGAGCGGGAGTTCCTTGAAGCCGCTATTCCGGCGTTTAACATGTCTGTCCGCAAGGAGGCTTACCTACACGAACTCCGCCTCGGAATGGACAAGTTCGCCGAGCGCAAGTCCGGCGAGGCAACACCGACACTTAAAGCCAACAAGATTGGAGAAGCTGTTGCAGACTTTGTTTCGCGTACCAAAGTTGACAAAGTTACGGCGGCCAAAAATATCGCCAAAGTATTCGGTTCCGACATCAATCCTGAGGCACAGCCTGACTTGGTAATTGAAAAATTCATCGAGGACACAGTTCTTACAAGACGCCCG